GTCTGGTCAGCAGTAGCGCCAGTCTCAATACCGTTTAATTTAGTATGGTCAGCATTGGTAAAGTTATTCTGCGACAACTCACCATCTTGTATAGAGTAAGTAGTGTTATCGTTAGCAGAGTTGAAAGTTACAGTATCAGTTCCAGTAGTGATAGTCATACCACCTGCAGCAACGTAAGTTACAGTATCTCCAACACTAGAAGCAGCAACAGAAGTCTGTCCTGAAACGGCTATTGTACCGTAATCGTTAGATTGTGAAGTTATGTAGCGTCCATCTAGGTCAACAACAACGTCAGACTGCGCTCCTACCTCTAGGGTAAGCTCACCGTTAGTTGTGTTAAAATTAGCAGTGTCTACGTAGTCATTAGTATCAGTAGCAGCAGTATATTCACTAGGAATTGGAATGTTGTAATGAGTCGTACCATCATTGGTAAACGTCCATCTGTCAGCACTCTCGTCCCATAAAACGTCTACGTTAGCAGCCGTACCACGCTCAACCTCTATACCAGAGTCTTGAGTAGGAGTTCCTGTCTCATTAGAATTAAGAGTAATAGTGTTATCTTCTATCTCTACAATCTGAGAAAGCACAGTAGTTGTACTTCCGCTAATAGTAAGGTCACCGTTGATAACTATATCATCAGAGAAAGTCTTATTACCACCAACAGTTTGAGTACCAGTAGTACGAACTACAGTAGCATCAACTTTAAGACCACTAGCCTCTTGAGTAAGTCCATCGCCACCTGCAACAGTGAAAGCAGTACCACCGAGAGCGATACCATTACCAGCGCTGTAAGTAGTGTTGTCATTCGCAGAAGCGATAACCATTGTTCCTGCAGTATCATCATAAGTTACAGAAGTTGCACCAGAGCCACTGATTAAACCATCAACCATATCCTCTACCTGCTCAGCAGTTAACTGAGTATCTGTAAAGACAGCACTAACAGGTACATTGGTTAATACTTGTGAATCGTCAACCTTACCACCTAAAGATGTAGCAAGACCTGTAACGCTAGACTGAGGTATAGCACCTACAGATATAACACCACTTGTCTCAGTAATGGTTGTACCATCAGCAGCCATACCTACATACTTCCAAGAAGTAGAAGAGGTCTCATAGACCTTTATGACACCACTATGGTTTACAGTTTGACCATTGAATGGAGTAGAAGGTAGAGTCCCAGTAGTTTGAATACCGAAGTTCTGAATCTCGTTACCATTAAGGTCAATGTCAATTAGAAATTTTGAAGCCATTGTTTATTGTTTATTAATTAATTAAGGTAAGCCTTGCCCTTAAAGGCACTGTTAAATGTCAAAGTTAACGAGACATTATTCGTATAATCTATATCTCCTATAACGAAGTTTCCTACTGAGTCTATTACAGCTACAGAAGGGAAAGCTCCTAGGTTGTGAGCTATAACCCAAGTACCCGTACTGACTGTTTGGTTGAAAGTAAAAGTTCTTTCCTGCCACTTTAAGCCAGTAGAAGTAACCGACAGAACCTCTCCTACGTTACCTGCACTACCTGCGTTATCTTTTATATTACCACTAAACCCTACAGCCGTAGGTGATATGCTTATAGGCAGCGCGTTACCCGCGCCATCCTCAAGACTTTTCTCTGTGGTTACAGCATTCTCGTCGGAAGTCTTTATTAACCCCTCGTATGTGTGCTGTGGTTGCTGTCCGTGAAGTGTAGCCATCTATATTATTTCGTTTTCCCAATTAGTAGTAATGCTCTCCCAGTTCTGAGCCCATATGTCCCACGTGATAGGTGGTTGTATTTCAACGAGCGCACAAGTGTAGTAGTCTCTGTTCTCTATGTAGTTAACCAATCCACCGAAGGTGCTAGTAAATCCTTGTGAGTAGCCCCAACTTGCTGTTGGTAAGTAGTCCACAATAGATGTGTAGCTGTTCGTTGTATCGTTGTCGTATCCTGTTTGTCTCCCTAGCGTATACATTATCCGAAGAGAGGTGTGTTAAGTATAACGTCGTCCTCAATAACCATAGAAGATATCCAACTTGTAGTTGATAGCTTAATGTCTACTGCAGACTTATCTGTAATACCTGTTCCGCTTGAGGCGGTGTAATCCATAGTCAAGCCATCCATCCAGCCGCTAACAGTAATGCTACCATTATTATGCAGCATAAGACAAACTATATCTTGTCTACGACTCATATAATCTAATCTGTTTACCTTGTTATCTAAACGAGGTAGTTGTATGTTAATCTCTGTGTTAATGATACCTAGTCCAGCGTTAGTAGTCTTAGACTCACTAAACGATGTAGTACCATCTTTCTTGTTGTGTTGAAAACTAACAGCATCAGTTAGGTCTAGCGCAGTAAGCACAGTCTCATTGTTAGCATCAAACGTCAGACTAAGGTCACACTGTAACCCAAGAACAACAGCCTTGATACCACCAACGTCCAACGCTTGACAGTTTATGTCTATGTCGCTAAAAGCTACTGAACAATCAAAAGGCATAGTTAGTTATTTAATAGTTAGAAAAAAGGGTGGAGTCTCCCCCACCCCTTAAGTTTAATTCTAATTAGGAGATTATCCTACAATAGACGTCCAGTTAGCTGAAGTCAAAGAGAAAGCCAAAGAGCTCTCTTCACCAGTCAAAGTAAGTTGGTAACGGTTTTTGTCAGAACGACTAGCACCAGAAGTACCATCAACTGTACCTGCGTACAATCCATATTCGAATCCAACTAAGTGATGAGTACCAGCAGCAGTCTGTACGAAAGCAACAAGCTCAGCACCACCAACAGCCATTTGCTCCAAAGCATCACGTTTTACAACGCTCATTACTGGGAACTCAATAGCAATAGTAGGAATAGTAGAAACAGAGCCATCTCCGTTTACAGTTTTCACGTCGTTAAATACAGAGAAACCATCCTTGTTATTGAACTTTAAGTCAACAACATCTCCATCAGCCAACAAATCAGCAGTAGTAGGAGTGATAGTTACCTGCCCGTATAGAGCTTCGTCTTTGTCAGTTTCAACAGAAACTAACGCGAGTAAGTCACTCTTGTCACCGATTAACACCTGAGTTAATCCACCAACTGGTAAGTCAGTACAAGAGAATGAAATACCCGAAAGGTTTACATTACAAGCCATTTTTATTTTGTTTTAGTTTAGTTAAGGAGAGAACCGAAGTCCTCTCCCTCACTGTTAATTAATTGATTATGCTCTGTCTTTTCCGTAAACAATTTCCTCAGACTTCAAGTAAGAGAAACCTAGTTTGAATTGACCCCAAACTTTATCAGAAGAAAGCTCAGCTTCATACTTCATATCGATTGCCTTAACGTCATTGTAGTCGTCAGTCAATAGAACCAAGTTATCAGGAGCAGAAACGATTACCTCGTTAGCAGCCATTGAAGCGAAGTGGATAATCTCCATACCTAAGTACTGTGGGATTGAACCTTCGATGATTCCTTGTGGAGTCATTGTGAACTTGTCAGCGATAGCCAATTGGTACGACTGATAAGCAGCAGTTCCCATAAAGAAAGCAGGACGATAAGCACGGTCAGCATCTCCGAAGATAGCAGACAACATAGTAGCACTCATTGCTTCGTAAGAAGCCTCAAGAAGACCTAAGATGTTAGCTTTAGCGATAGCAGCAACGTTAGTATCCAAAGCGATGATGTTAGCATCAGCGTCTAATTCAGTTACCAATTTAGTAGCAGCTAGTTCAAGAGCTTTCTGAGCACTTAGTTTAGCGAAGTAATCAAATACCCAATCCTTGAACTCAGCGTCCATAGTCTCAGCATTGTGTTGTCCTTGCTTAAGCATAAGACCTCTGTAAGAAGACTCAAGAGCATCTTTACAGTTTAAGAAAGACCACTTGTAAGTCTCAACACTCATCTCTTTCTCAGAGATAGTAGCAGTAGACTGTGGGTCCCAAGCACAGATATCTGTACCGAAAGTTAATGCAGCATCAAAGATAGGTACATTTACTTTATTTTTTACTCCGTCAACTAGACGAAAGCGGTTTAATACACCTGCACTCTTTACCATAGTATCGATAAAAGTATCAGGACGTCTGTCGCCGTAAGGCAAGTTTGAAATAGATAAACTCATTGTTAGTTTGTTTAAGGTGATATTATTATTAATTGATTATTTGAAACGCGAGAAGAAGTCATTAACTAAGTTAACCTTCTCAGGGGTGATTCCGTTGAACTCAAGAACGGTGTTTGGTTCTTCGATTACCTCAACTTCATTTTGAAGTGCTGCAAACTCTGCCTCAACCTTTTCTTCGTTAACTTCTTCCTCTACAGAAAACTCTTCCTCTACAGTTTCTACAACAGTCTCAGCAACGCTGGACATTTCTTCGATTACAGGCTCTTCCTCAACAACCTCAACTTCTTCAGCAACAACTTCAGGAGCAGCTTCAACAGCTACCTCTTCAATCGCTTCCTCTTCGTTAAGCTCAATGAGAACTTCCTCTGTAGCTTCAACTACTACCTGAGCAGTGAAGTTTTTGAGTTGTGCAGTAAGGTCAGCATTAGAAAGCTCTAGAGCCTCTATACGTGATACCATCTTGCCTAACTCCATACCAAATGAAAATTCGTTCATTTCTTCTTCGTGTTTAGTTAGTTCTATATTAGCTTCAATCTCAATAGAAAAGCCATTTACTTCTCCATCCTTGATAGCCTTGAATAATTCGTCAGACTCAATCTTAGTCTTAACAAATACAGTTCCGTTTGGTAAATCATATCCGTAGTCCTTAGACTTGTCGTTGTCTGATTCTTTCATCCAAACTTCTAGCATAACCACGTCTTGCGTATCGTAAGAGTGATTAATACCGAATGAGTTCCAAAGTCCGTCTTTACTATACTTGTACATTATCTCTTCAATAATCTCTTGAGTAAACTGGACATTGTAATGACCTTTCTCAGCAGAGTAGCGTAAGATTGGCTTGTTAGGAATCATAATAGGGCCTACTACTTCTTTTTTCTCATCGTTAGCGAATTCCAATACTGGAGCTTCTTGCTCACTAAAGTAAAGGAAGTTCTCTTCGATAGCAGGTTTATCTACTAGTGATATTTTATACATACCATCAACGAAATCGTCTAAGGTGATGTTGAATAGTGGTAAGTCGTTATTCATAGTTTTTGTTTCATCAGAGTAAGGTCACCCCTCTCTGTTCATTATAATATACAAATTAGTGAATCAAACCTTCAATAGTCAAATAAGCGAAGTCTCCGTACACTTTTCCCTTGGCACTTTTGACATAGATGTTATTGTTAGTAACCTGAGTCGCAGTCAGTGTTTGCATAAAGAAGTCTAGGTTAGAAAGGTAAGACGTAGGCACAACCATATCAAACTCTACAGTAGGCAGGTTAGCTGTTTTAAGGCTCTCTGCTGCACTATAAAGGTCGTAGTAGTCTGTAGTGTTACCTGACTCATCTTCAGCTCTTAAATCGAACCCTAGAGGGCTTATATGCGTTAACTCTCCGTTCAGTATGACGTGCGCGTTACCAGCACTGAGTTCTCCGAAGCCTAGCGAATCCCTACCGTATAGCCTCTCAACCTCTGTCTTCATTTGACCAGACAAAGTCTCATCAGTGTTATACACAATGTAGGGGTGTAAAAGCCACGTCCTGTATTGAGGTTGTTTAACATAAGAAAATCTAAATCCGATATCTTCATTTAAGGAGTATATATTCTTAGCTACGCCTAGGTCATACTCGCTGAAAGCTCCACTCAAAAGGTTACGCGGTCTTTCTACAGCTTCTTCGCCACACATAGACTTGTAGAATATAGATGAGTCAAACTTAATCTCTAAGTCCTCAATACCCTCAGGGTTAATCTCTTGCGTAGTAGAACCCACTGTAACCTCAGGGTTGTCCTCAGTATCGAAATACCCATCGTATCCCTCGTTTGTAAGCGTAAGGTTCTTAACCTTGCTACCACCTATAGCAGTCTTGAATGACTTAGCGTCATCAATCAGGCTGTTAATGTCCTGAGTTCCAGTACGCATAACGTGCAGAGGGTCTATCCTGAATACGTTCTCATTAGTAGTACTATCGTACTCGTAAAAGAATCCACAGTTAAACCTCTTAGATATCCTTAACAACACCTTATATATAGTATCATCAGTAGTCTGGGCTATAGAGTCCTTTATGACCATCTTGTCAGATGCTTGGTGAGGTAGAAAATCCTCAGACGCCAACATAGTTATGTCTAGCTTAGCAGCCTCGGTTAGCGTAGGTATACGTGTTATAATCTTCTTTAAATCAAAGTAGTCGTAGTCTGCAAAAACAGGAGTACCAGAACCTAACCAAACATCATCCGAACCCAGTCCAACAGGAGGGTTTATAGTAGTGTTGATAAACTCTTCAAACACCTTAGCTCTAACAACCCCATCAATAGGCTCTAGATAATAGTTAGTAGAATACTTAGACGCTCCATTAATGAAGATGTCTACGTCATCTGGAAAATAAACATCAAGAGCATCAAACGTAAGAACATCCTTTACGCTTACGTTATTAAATCTATATGCGAATACGCTTTTGTCGTCCTCTTCAAAGTAGTCCGATTCCACGAAGTCGTTGTTAGAATCATAAGGGTTGTTCTTGTTTGAGTATCTAGTAGAGGTAGTTCCAGTTGGTCTAAGTCTAAGGTCGTCCCCGTTAACATCTGTTAAGGCTACTCTTTTAACCATCATACCATCTTCATATATACCTATATTAAGAGCGAACTGCATAGTAGTCAACGTGTTATCGTGCTCTAGGTTAATCACCATACCATCTTCTCTTATTACAGGAATCTCTAACTGAAGGCCAGATATGTTTACAGAGGTAGGGTTACCATTAAGTCTCACATTTGACTGGTAAGAAACCTTAGGACAGAACCATCCTCTTTGAGACTCTAGCTCATTGACAGGTTGTGTAGTCATCTGCTTGTTTACTCCAAACTCTCTTTGTTTGAAAACTGGTGTAGTAAGCTGGTGTGCGTTCCCGTGAACCTCCATACTTCCCCAGTAGTTTGTTTTAAACCACTTCTCGTTAGTCTCTATGGCTCCCGTAGGGCTATTGTACCTGAAGGTAGTCTCAGTCCCATCCATATAGTTCATCGATGAGTTAGTTCCTACCCAAGCAGCACCTTGCTCTAATGTGAATGTTCTCCTGTTTGTAGACATTTTAGCCAACATATGAGAAGAGTTAGTGAACCTTAACTTGTCAGGCGCCAGTGAA